AGCGTAAAGCTAAGACCACTGGTGGAAGTTCATCTAATGCCGATGATTCCGAATCCGCTGCGAATATCAATACAAAGATAGACCAGCAGCAGAACACGATTCAGGCTATGCGAAAAGAAGGCGACGAAGAAGAGGAAGACGACGACGATAAAGATATCGAAGAGTCTTATTCAAAAGATGATAAAGACGAGGACGATAAAGATAAGTATCCAGTAGCGGAAAAAGCTGCTGACGCTGAAGAAGAAGATGAAGACGAGATAAAGTCTATGCAGAAGGAACTTGATTCCCTACGCAAGCAACTTGCTACCCTTGAAGGTGGGATGGAAAAGGCTATTGAAAAAGAGTCAGAAAACCGTCTACGCAAGATGGGCTTCCGAGAAGAGACTGGATTGGTCGCACCGCAACAGATCACACACCCGCTTGGAACTGATGGCACTACCCCAATTGTGAAATCAGACAACCCAGTCGAGGCTGTAGATCAACTCACTAACCTTTCATATGGAGAGCTTCGTAGGCTCCAAATGCAGATACAGGCTGGTGACACCGACGGAGTTCCAAGAGAACTTCTTAACTAATTACTATTAAAGAAACAGGAGATTGAACGATGGCTAATCCTTCATTAAGTGAATATCTTGCTCAGTCCCAACGGGGTCTATACAACTCCGTTTTCGGCCCAGAGTATCTGCAAAAGCAGACATACTTCACGGTCGATAGTGCTACAGGCATATTCAACACTACCTATGGTAGAAAAGTATGGCAAGCTTTGAACAACCAAACCCGTTTCTTCAACGCTATCCCCAGAACTGTCTGGGGTAGTACGGCTGGTTGGCGTATCAGATCGGCTAGGTACCGGGATAACACCCGCTCCAAGCCCATTACTGAAACTGGTAGCCTTCCAACCGTAGACGTTTCCAAGATCGAAACGGTCTCTAGCTTGCCTAGGATCGTTTCAACTACGTTCGGTGCATCTGTGAAGTCAGTCTTCACGGCGCAACTTGAAGGTGGTATTGGTGATGTTCTTGCGATGGAGAACGAGAATGCACAGCTTGACCACGTAAAAGAAATCAACGAGGAACTGACCGCTGGTTCTTCATACCTTGTCTCTGGCGGTGGCGCAACCACATTTCAGGTTCCAACCGCCGTTTCTCATCACTACAAAATTGGTGATGCAGTTTCGACAAACGATGGCAGCGCAGAAGGTCGAACTTCTGGTACAGCAGTTGAATCAATTAGTACGTCAGGGGGTACCGCAACTGTAACCGTTGCCACTGGTACTGCCTTTGCAGATGGTGACACAGCCGACATTTACAGTCGTGCTGGTTTTACCTCAATTGAAGACATCGTACAGGAAGATGGTGTCGTTACTGGTGGCGCTACTGGTGGCGCAAAGGTTCGTGCATACGACCTTACGTTCTCAGGTCGTGTCGCTGGTACTTGGAATGCAGCCGCTCATGTATCAGCTAACTCTGGTACTTCGCGTGATCTGTCATTGAACTTGGTAGATAACTGTATCCAGAACATCCGTACCAATGGTGGTGAGCCAAAGCTTATCCTCCTTGGTCACGATCAGTACTTCAAGCTTGAGCGTCTTTTGAACTCTCAGCAGAGGTACATGGGACAGGAAGAGTATCAGGTTGGTGTTGGTTCGGAACGAACGTTCCCCGGCACTCGAACTGGACTAGTCCTAGCAACTTATCAAGGCATCCCGATTCTTCCGGATGCAGACATTGCTAAGTCTGTCGCAACCGACGATACGGTTCTTGGTTCTAACGTCCTTGTTTTGGACACTGACTACCTTGAAATCGCTGTAGCCCAGCCTACTCAGTATGTAGAAAACCGTGACTACTTCGCAGCTAATGCGCTAGTGGTTCGTGGTCTGCTCTACACGATGGGTGAGCTTCGCTGCAAGAACTTCTTTACGCAAGCTAAGATCACTGACCTTAGTGCCTAAAGAATAATAGGGGGGCGGCTTTCTGAGCCGCCCCCATCTTTCGATAAATGAATGTAAAGTAATGTAATGGTGAATAATGAGAAGTGTGTATACAGGTGGCGTGTTGCAAAGTCTGGATGTTCAGACTAAAAGAATGGTTGGTGAAGTGATGAATCTTATAGAGGCATCATTACCTGACTCTGTTGCAACAAGTGCTTTGAAGAAATCAATCAAGCAAGCCATGTGGCGCACAAATCGAAATGTTCAAGATGATGTGAACAGCATGTCTTTCATAAGTGAGGACACAAAGAATGACAAAACATACGTTTAAACTATCTGATGTTACGGAAGATACTAGGGAACTAGCCCGTACTGCATTAGGTTATGACTGGAACTATTTCGCAGATGCTGAGACAATTCTTTTCGGTAGTACCGATGAGACTGCCTTCAGGATGCAGAACATGACTCCCGGTACTGGTATCTCTACTGGTACAGGCACAGTCTACAAGGCTAATGTAACCGTTGCAGGAGATTTGATCAAGACTGAAATTCTCATAGATTTGACTGGATTGAATTCAGGAGATGCTGACGGGGATATTATTGGTGTAGCTGATACAGCTAACTCCCATTTTGGTCAGATTACTGCTGCTTTGAACGGCACAATTATCGCAGGGCATCTCGAATGTTTCGAGTCCCCTACTGGTGGTGAACCTGACATTGATGTATACTCAGCTACAGAAGCTACCGGAACAGAAGAAGCTCTTGTCACAGGCTTAACTGAGACAGCTTTGCTGGCAACCGGGGCAGACTGGACGTTGACCAAGCAGAAGATGGCTCTTACGGCACTTCCTGCTGCTGATGAGTATTTGTACCTAGCTGCTTCTGGCGGCTCTACAAATAATACATACACCGCAGGAATCTTCCTGCTTACACTTTACGGTCAAGAAGCGTAAACAATTAGATAGCCACCCCCCAAATTAGGGGGTGGCTACTAAAGATAGGGGTAATATATGGCATCGTCTGACCCTTCGGAAGTAAAATTAGCGGTTTACGCAGAGCGCTTAGATCGCTATATAGAAACGCAAGCGGCTTTGAACAAGTCGCTTGTTGTAGGTTATAATAATATACAGAATGAAGTTGAGGACATCCAAGTATGGCGAAGTAAAATATATGGAATAAAAACAGCCTTTGTTGCTGTTGGATTCCTTGTCGTACATCTAACCCTAATCATTGGCTCTCTTGCGGGAATCAGTTGGGTAAACACTAAATAGGAGAATAGTATTGTCAAATCAAAGAAACCATGAATGGGCTAGTTGGGAAGTTGATCCCAGCACTCGTACTAATACACATGCCTTTACGAAGTACTATCCTTTTAGAGATGCCTCAGTAGCTAACGATGCGGTTACTACCATCCTATCAGTAGATCGAGGAGTACCTTCAGTAAACCTTGTAACTAACCCATCCATTGAAAGCGCCACGCTTTCAATGTACACAGTTTCTACAGGGGCAACATCAGGTTCGGGGTCGGCAATCTCGCAGAGTTCGTCTCAGGCTTCAACGGGGTCTAACTCATTGTTAGTAAACCCTGCTAACCTTGCAGCAGAAGAAGGATTTTTCTGGACAACCCCCAGTATGGCTGGGGCGGGACACAACAACCAGTCGTGGTTAGTAGCTTCGGCTGAAGCTTACGGAGCGTCTGATGATGTAGAACTAGTCATTCAGAACTCTTCTGGGGTAGACCTTGCAACAAGCTCCACCCTTACGTTATCCACAAGTTGGACACAGATGAGCGTAGTATATAAACTCCCGCCAGCGGGGGCTGCTTACAGGGTGGCAGTTCGTACCGCCTCCCAACACAACACCAACTTTTATGTAGATAAAATCCATGTGGAAGAAAGGCGTGGGGACAGTAACATTCCCACTTATGTTGATGGGGCGCAGGGATTGAATTACGAATGGACTGGAACGGCTAACGCTTCTGCATCAAAACGCCGTGCAGGGATTTCTGTAATCCGTGGAATCAAACTTCGGAATGAATCTGCTACGGCAGCAGATATTATATACATAGGATTAGATTGTGATGCTTCCGCTACTACTGGAATTCCGGTACTAGGTGGAGACACATTTGAAACTAACTGGCCTATAGATTTTAGAAGTAAGGTGACAGTTTTAGCGGCGCAAAATACCCCAGCGGCTCACGGAGTAATTTGGGGAATTCACCAAGGATAAATATATGACTTTGGTTATGGATGCGAATAGAAATATGTACGATCTTATTGCTGATGATGCGGAAATCATTTCGTTAGAGAAAGCATCGAAGCGCCCTCTTGATAAGGAGGACATCTCAAAAGCTTTAGATGAATACAAACGGCTGTTCAAAGCAGGGATAAGTTCGCCCGGAGAGCTAATGACTCTATCACGAGCGTATCCAGATAAGAAAGAATACATAGACGCTGCACGAGCTAAAGGCTTGTTTGATGATGGTGCGGAACCGATGATTGTTGGAGGCCCCGCCTCTGTGGAATTAGTAGACAGAGAGGGACACCTAATCACGACCAAGGCTTTATCTAAAGCCTTTGATAACTATATGGATAACTTCCGCACTAGGAACACGATGGTACTTCATTCCGATGTACAGGTGGGGTGGGCGTTACCAGCATACATCTCTAAGGCGGGAAATGTATATAAGTCTGGAGTTGACCCTGACGGTTTGTTCTTCATCACGGAATTACGAGGGGACACCCGTATTGCTAAACGAGTTATGGAACAGATAAATGATGGCAAGCTAAAGTCTTATAGTATTGCGGGGAGTGCTACAAAGACCCAGAATATTCAAAAGGGTATGGAATCATATATGCAGGTTGATGACATGGAACTGGCAGAAGTTACTGTCTGTGAGAAAGGGGTCAACCAAGGAGCCAATTTTGATATACTGAAAGCTGATGGGGGGCGACCCACCAAGTCTTGTATTGATGGGAGTTGCCTTATGAAAAGTGAACATACTCACACACCTACAACTTTGTTTGTGAAGCAGGACGGGGACGTAGATTTCTTAGCTTCCTTAGATAACCTTTTGAAAGCGGACAACCCTTTCACTAAGACTGGTAAAGATGACACCCCTATCTTTGGAACGGATGCGTACCGTAAACGAGAACAACTACACCACAGGTTACTTGATGAGCAAGGTTTCCCTAGTGAGTTGGAACCGGAACAAAACCGATACATTCCAGTATCCGAAACTGAAGTAGATGATGACGGTAAAATTGTGCGGCAGAAGCCACCGTGGACAGTGAATGAAGCGGGAGAAGATTTAGGAACACGTTGGACTAACGAGGCTCTAACCTCTCCCAAAGCTGGGGCGATTCATGACAAACCATATAACTTACAGAAGTTTGTAGGACTCACAGGACAACGTAAGAAGGCTCTGATCATAGAAGGGTACGACTCTGCGACCGATGCGTTCTTACAGAAGGACAAGGATGACGAGGAACCAAAAGAGGTAAAAAAATTCCTACCTGTACTAATGGCTATTGCTAGGGCAGCAGCGTCCGGTGCAGCAAAGGGAGGCGTAAAAGGAGCAGTGCAAGGAGCCGCAAAACAAGGAGTGAAGGAAGCTGGAAAGAAAGGGCGTGGCAGAGGTATGGGGGATGGGGGCGGTGAGGAAGAAGAAGCTTCAGAAACTCCAGCTCCACCTTCCGATATGGGAGCTAGAGTTCGTGATGGAATCAAATCAGATA